ATCTTCCATTTTGTCTTCGTAATCTTTTGCCATGTAAAACTATCCCACTCGAATGATTCGAGATTTTAAAGGTTTTTTGAAATTATAACCGAAATAACTCTCGCTTCCACTAAAACTTGCGGCAGAACTTGCCATGGTCAATGCAAGTGCATCTGCTTTGTCCGGAGATTTTATGCCACGTTTTCGCATTTCATCTTTCGATTCTATTTTTACTTTTCCGCTAGAAGTATATTTGTATTGTGGTGATGCAAGTTCAGATGCTAATTCATCATCCTCTGGTAAACGACAATCTCTTTGGGCCAACCAGTCTTTAACTGCAAACCATAGTTCCGCACGAAGATTCAAATAATTTTTTTTGGTACTCGGTGCTTCGGCAACATTTACGCCACGCACGGGAAGGTTTTGCTCACGCAAACGATCAACCACTCCGGATCCTAAACCAATCACATCAATTAATATTTCTTGCGGTTGCTCCATGACAGTAGCATCGTCAAATCTATTTTTTACCGCTCCGCACAATTGCATTAAATCCATGGACGGAAAAGTAATAATTTCAAAAACAGTATTTCCCTGGCGTACGCACAAAGCAGAATTATCACCGCCAAACCTTGCAACATCTAATCCCCATAAAATAGGTTCAGATGCGGTGAGAGCCACGTCTCTTCCCATGGCTGTGCGGACAAGTTCCATCGGTATGACAGTATCATCGTCTGCGGACGGAAATTCGCCCATAACTTCAACCCTGGCAACAGTAGAATCTTCTCCGTATTGTTCGATCATGCGTTGGAAGAGTTCTTTGTCCGTACCCTCGACTGTGCGGGAGTCTATTTGTTCGGTTTTCCAGAACTTGCGTTTAGAGTGAAAGGAATCGTAGAAAGGTCCTGAGTTCCTGCGTGGGTTAGAGAAGGTAAACCAAAAGCGATTTTTCGTGGGTTCGGAAAAAAATCCTTCGGATACGGAATATATGGGTGCTGGTATACCTGAAGCCTCGTCCATGATTAAACAAACTCCGTATGATGAGTGAATACCAGCGAACGCATCCGGGTTTTCTTCGCTCCATAGCTGTGCTTGTGCGTAATAGTAACCAGTATCAATCTTGAGATCGTCTACTAGAGCAGTTTCAAACCATTGTGCTGGTTTTATTGCGGTAGCAGTCTTGTTAAACCAATGAGAATTTATGGATAAAGTTAGCCATTTACCTAATTCCGCCCATGTTCTAGTTCTAAGCTGTTGTTCTGTGTTAGCTGTAACAATAATGGTTGCTCCTAACCTGGTAGAAAGCATCCATAAAATAATCCAGGAGACTAATGCAGACTTTCCAATACCCCGGCCTGAACCAACTGCCAATCTAAACATCTCTGGTAAATCAATGGTTTCGTTTTTTCTAATATGGTTTCCAATATCTCGCAAAATTTTTTCCTGCCATTTGCGTGGACCAGTAAAATGTTCGAGGGGGGTGTCCTTTTCACCCCAGGGGAAGACAAATTTAACAAAGTTTAATGGATCATCTTTGATGTTAAGTGACCAAACTGCGGTCATTAATTCTCTTTCTTGTTTAATTGGATATTTCATATTTCAAAAAAATTAAAAAATTTTAGTTCAACAGTTATACGTATATACGCCCCCCCACGCACGAAAGGGGGGGGTCAAATCGTTAATCCTCTATTTATTACACAAACGGACGCATCTGCGAACGGACGGGGCCTAGATTCTCTAAGCGTCATTGGGGAGAAAAGGGGAGCCACTAAGAGGAAACCCCGTCCGAATTGTCTATATAGTCGTCCTGGCCTTCTTGGGCGTTCGTACGTACGTTTGCTTCCGTTCGTTCCCGTGCGTCCTGGAGGTTGAGTTGTTCCGTTGGTTCGTCCGGGCGTACGTCGAGGATCCTGGAGTTTGCGTTCGATAAGATCCCGGCCAGGTCCAGGTTATGATTTACTTCTTGTCTGTCTGCCCATTGATCCGGGGCCCGGTTCTTTAAGTAGAATATTTGTGCAGTGACGTTGCCATCCCTTGCGGAAGTCATTAATGCATTACTTATTTTTTCTACGCCTAATGCTTCCCCTTTTTTTATAGCTTCCTCAATTTCCGCATTTTCTTTTCTGCGTCTATCAATGGTTGACCAGGAGACACCAAGACAACGAGCAATTTGGCCCGAGGTTAGGCCCTGGGATCCAAGAGCAATTATTTTGTTCAGAGTATCCGGATCATCAAGGGTTATTTTTTTTCGTCCTGGTTTCTTTGGCATGGTTTATTTTAATGCAGTATTGAGGAACATAATCATCTTTTTTATAAATAAGTTGACATTCTTATATTACCTATGAGAGAATCAAGAAACCTGGGGAATACCTGGGCATTTTAAGGAGATAAAAAGAATGAATATAAAACTTAGTATCAATGAAATAGACGCCTTAATGCGTCTTTTAGAATTAGACACATGCACAGATGTTGCGGAATCAAACTGGGAGGAAACAACTTGCGGCATAAGTGATCTAACAAAAGACCAGGCAGATAATTTATATCAGAAACTATTTACTGCCGGTGTTATTTTGCATAACAGAAAAACAATGGCGGTGATCAAATGATAAACCTAAGATTGATTTATTGGGACGATACCGGAATGGTTTTTGATGTCATGGAAGGCAGATTCTATAGAATGATTAGAGGCTATATTTTAGCCAACCTTTTTAATCGTTCTTATTACTTGAGAAAACTTGGTGATGTTTTTATGAATGAAGATAATCAGTTTGCCTGTTTTTCTCATGCAACCATTGAAACAGTAAATTCAACCAAAACATTTAACAGGGGGTAAAAAATGATAAACACAAACCAACAACCAACATGCCAGGATTTAGTCCAGGAAAAATTCAACAACACCGAGGCCGATTATAAATTGGCCCGGGAGTTTTTCGAGGAATACCAGGACGCAACCGAGGGCCAACGAATTGCCCTAGAAGTTTTAGACAAAAACCGAGGAGACTATTTCCACGAGTATGACGATCTATTTGATTATGCAAATCAAACCGCCTTATCCTGGGATTATGTCGAGGGCGAGGGCAGAGAGGCCGGATATTATCGCTTTCAGTTATCCTGGGGCGGACCATCTGACGAGTTCAGAATTTATGTCACCCAAGATAAAGAAATTGATATTATTGAATATTGGTACATGGATTGGTTTGACGGTGCCCATGTCCTGGTTCCTAAAGATTCCGAGTCCTGGAATGTCTGCGATCAGTTCCTAGAATATGAGAGGTGGTCTTGATGTACGAGGTAATAATTGAAAATGAAATCCTGGGGCCGGTCGTTGTGATGCGGTCCCAGGATCTGAGCAAGTGCCTGGATAAACAAAAAAGATTAATCAAGGACGGTCATTTAGATTGTTTTATAGCGAGGGTGAAAACATGAATTTTGAACAAGCAAAATATAAATACAACTGCCATGCCCGGGATGTCCTGGGATTGGTTGGCGAGTTAGAGCAACCGAATCCGGCAACCTCTACCAAAGAATTAGTGGATTTTAAAAATAACAGTTCCGGGGATTGGTGGATTCTAAGATGCAACCAAAAAAGCGTTTTAGGATTTGTTTCTAAAAAGGGGGTATTGATATGTTAAACAGAAAAACAAAACCTATCGAGGAAACAACCCGGATTAATTACCGAGGTATTCCCGTTGATATAACTATCACCTGGAACTACTTTGACAGCACCGACCATATAGAAGTGCAAACCCTGGACGATCACCCGATCCCACTAACCCCCACCGGGTACCGGTCGCACTTTTGCCACTTCCCGGATAACTTCAACATGGACCAGGCCATAACTTGGTTTTATGAACAGAACGGGGAAAATGATCCCAACAACCTGGAAGATGATCTATTTTCTAGCGTCTCACATGAGCCACACGCAACGGAAAGCATTAAACAGGATGAAACTATCAAGAATATAAAAACTTTTAACTCTGAGCCTCTGACGAAACCAGGGGCGAAGGCAAACCAACCATCATTATTTTAATAAGGAGTAAATATAATGACTAATAAGAAAAACCACGCAACATTTTCACCGAGTGATTCCGACAGATGGATGAATTGCCCGGGCATTAAAAACAAGCCACCAAAATTTGTTCTTTATGGCAAAGGCGGAATAGGTAAAACATCTTTTATGGCATCAACTAGCAACCCAATAATAATTCAATCAACCGAGGAAAAGAAAAAATGAACGATACATTAAACGAAGTCATCCAGGACTTGGCGGACCTAAGTTATACCGCCCTGGATCTAAAGGAAGATATCACCACGGGTGAACCATCTATTGAAACCGCCCTGGAAAAGATTAACAAGATTCACCAGGTATTAATCTTTAACCAGGATAAATTAATTGAATTAACCAAGGGGGAAGCATGAAATACGAAGTAAAACTAGAGGTGATTGAAACTCACTATTTAACCATTGATGCTGATAGCAAAGAAGATGCGGAAAAAATAGCCGAAACGCACGGCCCTGATTCTGCTGACGCACATACTACAGATGTAGAAATTGTTTCAACAATTAACTTAAACGAGGGGGAACTATGAAAATTGTTGTCAATGAAATTGTAAGAACTGAATATGAATTACCCGATTCATATTTTGATTATTGGAATTACTCAATTGATGATTTATCTGATTGGGAGATTGCTGATATTTTTTTCAAACATGGTAAAAAGATTTGGACCGCATCAAAATATAACAATGAAAATACTTTTACCTGGATAGACAAGGGGGAAGCATGAAACCATTAAATAAAAAACAAAGAAAAGAACTAGCAGAGAAAATGGGATGGCATGATTTTTATATAGATCAGCGCTCACCACATAGCGCATTTATAACTATGGGACATATAACCGTTTATCTTGATAACTCAACGGAAGAGCAAATAGTTCACATATTTCAAGATCAGCCATTAGGATTTGAGCCAAAGACTTTGCATAGGTCTTGGAATGATAAAACAAAACTAAAAAGAGAGGTAGAAAATGAATATTAACGAAAAAGAAAAACTTAACGAAGCTTTAAACGAGTTAAGCGAAGCAATGGATCAATATGAATCTTTGAACGATCATTGGATTAGAAATTGTTTAAAAGATAAAGAATATGATTTACTTGTGGGGGCATTGATGCCTTTAGCATCTATGCAAAGAGTAAACGAAAAATTACAACAATTATGGGTGAACGAAAATGACACAGCATAAAGAAATGATAGAGGAGGCCAGGCGATTGCTCAACACCGAACGGGAGAACACCCCCAGCATGATGCACGATTTCTCAGATCCGGAAGAATCCTGGTTATTAACGCACCCGTGCGGAAAGGTAATAAAAACTTTCAAGGATAAACGCAAGAAAGATATCGTTATCCAGGAATCATTCAATGATTGAGATTCTCGGCTACATCTTCGGTATTGGTTTTCTTATATGGCTTATCGCAGTTATCATTCTTTATGCGGTAGCCAACCACTGGATGGATAGATAATCAATACCCGGGGCGAATGTTTAGGGTTTTTCTCCAATCCCCTTGTACGCATCTCGCCCCACCTTTAATATTTAACCATGCAACGCACGAACGATAAATCCCCACGCACGAACGAAGATCCCCACCTATGCATCTGCACGAACGGATACGACGAATACCCAATCGATCCGGCCATCCTACAACAGGCCGAGAACTATACTTTCAGCGATCCCCTTGCTCAGACAATTCTTCGATCATTACGACGCCCAGGCCGACCAACAACAAATGTTTCCGCACGCCCGGTTTCGCTTGTCTAACGATCCTACGCTCACCCTCGACCGCAATCCATAAGATCCCCGCCTCGACCAACTCATCCACGCAACGCCCGACTGTACGCCTATTCAACCCGGTCATCTTGCCATAATAAACATAGGCATCATGCGAACTGAATGTATCGATCCTATGCCTTTCGCAGATCGCCCATAAAACGAGTTTGGTCGCCGGACGCAGGGATGTATCTCCCGCACGGGAACGAAACCACTTCCACACGCACGCTTTCAGTTTCGAATAACTCTTATACTTACTCAGCACGGACGCACGTACGCATCCGGATTCACTCTCTTTATCCGGGATAGAATTTTCAATCCACCAGAACTGATCGCTCATTCATACACTCGCTGAATATAGGGAGGCCCTTCCAGGGGCCTTCCTATTTGTCTTGTTTGGGATATATGGTACATCTAGTACCTATGAAGGGTACTACTAGTGCCATAGTATGGTACTACTAGTGCCATTAAACGAGAAGATTGTGCAACCAGGCATAGAGAAATTGCCCCTCTTAGGGGGGTAGAGCCGGGGCAATTCTCATCATTAATTAAGGAGAGTAGAATCCCGATTGCACAATCAAAGTTTAACATTATTACTTGTGATTCCCGAATGCTAATTGATGAATAATATTCTCAATCGATTTAAGGTTTCGCTTATCTTCCATGGTTGGCTTGGCCTTTTTGATTAATGGTTTACCATGTTCTGCTAACGCATTAATAATTAACTGTACTTCTTTATCACTTGCTTGAATCTTTACTAGCATTTTTATTTTCCTTTTTCTTTTTCTTGTTAAATATTCGATCCCAATTATCTCGATACTCTTGCGAGTAAGTTCCAGGTCTTGGCTTATCTCCTTTCCCGCTCACGACTGCCCCCTGGTAATTGTTCTACATCAAACCATCCGCATGGGTAATTAATCATATACTCCTCCTTTACTCATATTAAAAATCAAAGTTAATGTTTTTCTTTTCATAGACTTCCAGGACTGCCTCACGCCTAATCAATGTCATGGCATTGGTATCCATTTCGCTAGAGTTAGCTTTAACCACCTGGAAGTTAACGACCCTGGTTCTATCAAACTCTAATCCCTCATCCGCACAAATATTTTCCGCAGTCTTTTCATCTGCCAAAGATATTGTGGCGGCCATCCTCATCCCATCAACGATAGCCGCGGAGCCTCTTATCGAGGACCTGCTATCCCAACTTGATTCCTGGGTCTGCAATCCGGCTTTGCTCATATGATGAATAGATAAAACGGAACACTCAAACTTTGATGCAATGGAAGAACAGAACTGACAATACAATTGAGCCGCTTCCTGGCTTGTTGTAATAGGTGCTGCAACAAAAGATTGTATTGGATCTATCACAACCAGAGATAAATCTGGAATCGTTGAGATCTCATTGATTAACTCATGGGCCTCGGGTGTTAGATCTAATCCCCTGGCATCATCTTTTAATAATATTAATGGTTTAGGTGCATCTGGAACTGTATAGGCAAAAACGTCATACTCTGCATCAAATCTTTTATCGCCTTTATCTAACGCTTTGGTCCTTCTGAAGACTTCGCTTCTATCATCCTCTGCCATCAGCATAAGAACATTACCAGCATTTTTAATTGGTTTATTTAACCAGGTGCCTTGCCCTTGTGATACTTTGATCGCTAAGTCTAAGGCCAACATACTTTTACCAACACCACCGACTGCCGCCAATAAACTAGGTTTAGATTTTTCTAACAACCCTTCAACCAACCAGGAACGAGGCGGTGGTTCACCTTTTAATTGTTTAATGGAGAAACTTCTTATCCCTAAACCTTGATCGCTTATCTCTAACTTAACTGCATCTAGGCCTTGTTTAATAGCCAAGTCATTGAAATCACCCTCAATGGATGGGATTCTAACCAAACAATTGTAATATCTGGTGGCTATCTCTTCCGCTTTCTTGCGACCAATATCAGTTTTATCGTTATCAAAGGCTAAATAGATCCTGGCGTCCGTCTTTTTTCTTATGTTTTCTACTGCATCATTACCAAAGTTAGCTGAAAAAACACAAGCCACGGGTATTTGTGTTGCATCCCATACGCTTACACCTGTAGCCATGCCTTCAACAACAACCAAGGATTGAACTTTATTTAAAGAATTGAAATCTGTACCAATTAAAAAGATATTACCCTTGACTTGTCCGGCCGATACAAACCTTTTAGATCCATCTTCCTGGATAAATTGTAAAGATCTAATTTCACCATCTACATTGTAGATAGGCACGACCAAAGATTTATTGTGCAGTTTTAAAGAATAACTTTTGATTTGTTTAGCTTCCAGGTAAGGATGCTTGATAACCTCTGAGTAAGTTTGAAAACGATTCTGACAATCTTTTGCGACTTCCTCATATCTTTGTAGCTTTTGTTTCTTGGCCTCTTCCTGGGCCTGTTGCATCTTTAACTGTAGATTTTGTCTTTCATTTGGAGTAAGTGTATTGATCTGGACAGAACTCCATTTGTATTCCGACCCCGTTCTCCAATTTCCGTAAGTTGCGAATATGTGATTATGAACAACATTAATAACATACCAACCCGATTTTTCATTACCTTTATCCGGCCTCACTCCCGGAGTTGCTTGTACTGGGATCCTTACTAGATCCCCACTTGTATTTAAAAAGCCGACATTTAATCCTATTGTTTGCATTTCTGCAATAAGATCAGCTTCATTGCCTCTGTTTTTTTCTAAATAACTCTTATCTTTATTCAGTCCGTGTCTTATCTTGTATTTCGTAAGATCCATCTACCCCATTCCTTGCCCTTTCGTTGGCGTGTTTTAAATATTCCCTGGTATAACTCTCAAAAAAATTGACCCTATCGTCCTCACTCCAATCACGAAACGCCCAACTTTTATTTTTAACAGAAAATTCCTTATATCTTTCTTTCAGTTTAGATTTAGCATGAAGAACACCGGCCCTAGATACTTGTGCCACCTTGGGCGATCTATTACCTTTCTTAATCTCTTCTTGATGTTCCATGCTACAGGCTCCAAACCATTTACCATCAACCTCGACCAGAAGAGGCCCTACTGGATCGCCACAGCAACCGCATAGTGAGGGCCTATCTGATTCTAAAAAGTTAAAATGGAATGTTCTCTTCGACTTGACTGTTGGAAACAGGCTCATCCACCTTTACTTCTTTTGTTGACTTAGGTGGAAACCACCCCTTGCCTTTCATATCATCAATAGCAATGTAGCCTTTTGCATCTTTGATGGCATTTGCTCTTACTCTTATGCCAACCAAATCAGCACTTTCGTCTGGAAAACCATCCGGAAATCCACCAGCAATAGACATTGCGTGTAATGATGATAAGCCAAGATTAATCGCATCTTCACTTGTATCATGGTCTGTGCAAAAAGAATGACCAATCATAAAGTTTGGTTTATCAACAACCCTAAATAAAAGCTTAAGAGCTTCCCATCCATTCTTGCCTAGAATCGTCTCTTCCTTAACACATTCAAAATCATATGTGCCTGGTTCGAGTTCTTCTAAGATACTTCTTTCGGCCTGAGCCTTTTTCATACTTAAATCCATATTGTTACTCCTTATCCTGGATCGTAGCTGTGATAGTCCGAGATATATTCCACGAACTCTTCACAGTCTTGGTTAATACAAATAAGTTGATGTAAGCCATCGAGAGGCAAATCGTTGTTATCCGGATCCATGCTATCAATCAAAGGATTTAATAACTTTTGGATCTTAGCCATAACACGCTTTGTTCTTTCGACTTCCCCCAACTTACTCACCTTTATCTTCCCCCAACATAGCCTTTCTAATTTCCGGCCATGAGAAGGGAAGAACATCCGGTAATGCGTACCTATTTTTTGCAAGATAGGCAGGTTTCTCACGACAGTAAGCAACCACATCACCAGACACCGCTTTTGTTGTCATTGTTCCACCCTTCCCCTGGACCTTCATAGTTCCAAGTTTGTAGTTTGCAAAGAAACAACAATCACTGTGTTCTAAAATCAAATCGGCACTTTTTCGGTGAAGCTTAAGTTCATGGCGGTCAAAAGCTTCTATCTCTGGAGACTCAAATCTTTTGATCTGATTATGTGCAATTTGCAGAATAATCATACCTTTATCTTCACGCAAGATATTTAACAGATCTATGTACTGACGCCAGTATTTAAGCACCTCTACATACCCCTTTCCGTATCCTGGCTGTTCAACGGATTTCCATCCATTGTCTTGACAAGCCTTATCCCATATCAATGGTTCAAGCCAATCCAAAGAATCAATAACCACTGTTTTGTAGTCGTGATCTTCATTTATTAATTCTCTTAATCTCTGCAAGACACCAAGGTTTACGTCCTTATCATGTTCTTTTTCTTTATCAAAAGCCGGACACAACGGAAATTGTTGTGCATCAATGCTCCCCATACCGTCTTCTGTAAGAATAAAGATTGGATTTGGCATAGACGCACCAAAGGTTGTCTTACCAATACCAGGACCACCATACAATACAAATCTTGGTGGTTTCTTTTTAGACTTAGTTCTAATATCAGCTAGACTCATTCAACCACCTCAACTTCAGTATCATCACCTTCAACAGCCTGTTTTAAAGCGTTGCTGTAATGTTTGGCAAGTATCTCTAACTTCTCAACTTCAAAGTTAGCATTAGCGATAACTTCTTGTCTTTGTTGATTAACAAGAGTTACTTTGTTATATAGAATCTTATTTTCATCTGATAAGTCTTCTACCTTATATTCTTTACCATCTTCATCAAAGGTAAAGGTTAGTTCTTTTTTTTCTTCAGACATTATTTTTCTCCCGTATTAAGTTTAAAAGTTTCACAAAGACTGCGTCCATTACAGAATTTGCAATGATCCCCAAATACATATTTAGGGTTTTCATCCATACAAGCATCCGCCCGTGGTTTCAGAAAATCGAATCCCCAGTTAGCAAGATTTTCTCCGGTGGTTTCCCATGTCTTAACCGCCCGTTCTTTCTTTACTCCTCTAGGTTGAACTATCGTTAGTTCCATGATTGTTTCAGCATTGCCATACCTGGTTAATGCACCCAGGCCATAGATCATTAGCTGTTTGTTATATTCCGGTGAGACTTGCCATCTACCAGACTTTAAATCTATTACACATATGCGACCCTCTGAGAGTATGATTGCATCAGCAGTACCCCATATGTTTTCACTTATCTCTTCCATTGAAACTTGTTCTTCAATTAACAATTTACCATTAAGTTCTTTTGTTCTTGCCTCCACATAGTCTGTATAGATCTTTGCACAATCAATCATCTCCTGATCTATCTCTATCTCAAAGTCTTCAACCATCTCAACCTTGCCAAGCCAATAATCTTCTAAAGATATATCACCATCTAAGTGGCCTTTCATTAATATCTCAGACATTTGGTGAACCAAGGTACCAGTCACAGCCGGGATGCTTGTAGTGTACGGAACTTGTGCCGCCAACTTAGGCATACCAGGACAGACAGTCCATTTGTCTGAAGCTGAGGGGGATAGTAGTGCGTGTTTACTAGGCATTGTTGGAAATGTAAGACTCTTGTTCTATTCTTTTAACATCATCAAGATCATATAAAATAGTTCCTGTTATCTTCCAATAACCAGGCCCCATTCCTTTTGATCTTTTATTGTCTATTGTTTTTTTGCTAACTCCCCATCTTCTTGATAGTTCGTCAGCGTCTATAGTGTTGGTGATGTCAAATTCTTTCAGATCTTTAATTTCCATAAATTTCCCTTTTCTCAGATTTCACCTATAATACCTCAATATTACTAATAATGGTAATATTTATTAAAAATAAGGAGTATTTATGTCAATAGACAAAGCTACACCGCAGGATTGGGATCAAGCAAGAGATCGCTTGGCTTCCAACAACCAGGTAGGTGGAGATCACTACAATAAGGGGACCAATATAGAGCCGATAGATTATATTATCGCTAACAACATTGGTTGGTGTTTGGGGAATGTAATTAAACTTGTGACCAGAGATAAGCACGATAAGGTTGAAGATCTCTTTAAGGCCAAGCATTACATAGACCTGGAACTTGAAAAAGTTTTTGGGTTAGATAGTGATGGTAATAAGATACCAGAGGAACTATTGAAAAAATCCTTATAGGAGTATGGCAATGAACTTATCTGATTTTGAAGATCCGGTAATGAATGAGAGGAATAACAATACGCCTGTTTATATAAACAGATATATTGCACGATCTCTTATTGATATAGCCGGATTGGAAAATAAAGATCCTCAAGCATTAGCGGAGTATTTTCTACAAGTAGGAATTAACTCCGTTAAGCATTACAAGGATCAAGAAGTTATATTTGATATTGAAAGTCTTTAACTAAGGTCTTCCAGTATATCAATGATGTTTTTAACAGCATCATTGTTCTTCATGTGTTCATCAACGATGGTTAATTGAGCTTGGTCTAAAGGCTTAGAAAACACCACATTCCTGTGCGGTACAGCGACAAAAGCAAACACATCTATCTCATTATTTTTATATTGTCTGTGTTTTGAGTGTTGACCTTTACGCATATCAAAACGCCAGTTGCCTCTATGTTCTTCTATCTTTGATTGAGTTTTAACTTGGCACTTATACAGTTTTAAATTGTGTTCAAAGATAATGTCCGCAGATGCGTTGTGTGGAACAATGGTTACTGTGTCAGAAACTTGAGAGAGGATTGCTGCTGTGAGATATTCACCAAAACGACCAACTCGTTCTGTTGCTTGGGGCATTTTATTCTAGTTCGTATCCTGCTTGTGCTATTGCTCTTCTAATATTTTTTGGTAATTTTCTATATAAATATTTTGCATATCTATTATCTTTAGCACCCTCAGCCATAATAAATTGATTAAGTGTTTTATTAGCTCTAATCTTTGTTAATTCTTTTCTTAACATTTCTGATTTTAAGGGATTGCTTAATGCCTTGTATTTATCACTAGTTATAACTTGCTCTAATCTAGCCTCAATAACTGGACCATAATATTTGTATCTAATTTGATCTAATACTCTATCGCCAGTATATGGAACAATTTCTCTTCGGCTAAAACCAAGTCTATCTAATTCTTTTTCTGCAATATTTTTTGGCTCTATAACAGGAACACCAAACAATTGTCTAGCGGCTGGTCCTGGAATGGTTATGTTTGTTCCTGGAATTCTTACTCTTGGCGGCCTTCCT